CGCAGTTGCTACAACTGAGGCTGCTGTAGTAGTTTCCAACGTGTTGGCGCAGGTGCCTGAAACGTTAGTTGCAACAGCTGAGAAAATCTCTGAAACTGCAGCAACCACCCTAACTCGCACCACCACAAGCTGTGCATTGACCGCTGCAGCTATAAAACGCGGTTACTTCTACGCTGTGCGCGATAGTCCATTCGCTCAATTTGTTTTACCAAATAGAGTGAGATCGCGTATGTGGAAGGCCATCTGGGGAACAAGTGTGCCTGAAGAGGCTGTACTTGTATCAAACCTGCTGACGTTCGCTATTGATGAAGAAGCAGGTGTAGAATTTGATGCAGGCACACAGCACGATTTGTATGAAGCACCAGCTTCCCTAGACTTGCCGAGAGTAGATCGAAGACGATTTAAGTATGTACCATTTGTGGTCGACTTGATCAGAATTGAACTTAACACAATTGGCAATGAGACCCCTGCAATGCGGGAAGTCGTTCGTATTCGCGCCAACAAGATCTTGTTAGATCATGGTGTGCGCCCCACACATATCAGTAAACTGGTACCACTGATTGTAGTCATGGCATTTGTTCCAAATGAAACAGATATATTGGCTGCTCAGATGAGTCAAACCATAGGTTTGATGGATAGGGACGAACAAATGACTGCTCGCTATCACCATCGTGAAGAGAGTTATCTCTTCAACTGGTTTGGCAAACGTCGCTCGCGTTTGCCTCGCCGCGATGGTTGATGGGGCCTTACTCAACTACCGTGTGTGGATGCACGACCCAGTGCAGCACCCGACCACGCTAACTTAACGGTAAGTAAGAAGGGCACCAGAGTAATCAAGAGAAAGAAGGTCTACACGTTCACTGGCCTGTGCAGTGGGCCCGAATTCTTGATTTTTAACACTTCAATATGCGCTATGGAAAAAGCGGTTAAAGAACGCGTGTTCTACGTCAATCGTGACGGAACATGGCAAGAACCTAACCGCCCCTCTCTGGCAAATTTTCTCCTCAAAGTTTCTACCTTCACCAACCGCTTTGTTAAAAATACGAAATATTCCATCCCGTTGAACCCGCGTGAATTCGCTAATACGTTCCAGGATCGAAGACGGACTATCTATAACAAGGCTGTCGACTCACTAATGACATGTTGTGTGAATATTAAAGATGCATGGGTAAAAGCTTTCCTTAAAATTGAGAAGTACCTTTTTAAGAAGGAGAAAATTCCAGTTAACCGAGTAATCCAACCACGGGATTCTCGGTACATAGTGCACACAGGTCGGTATATTAAGCCGATTGAAAAATTAATATATGAGAATGTCAACAGTATATTTTCTTCCACCACAGTTTTCAAGGGCATGAATGCTCAGGACCGAGGGAATGTGCTCTACTCTAAGTGGACACGTTTCCGAAATCCTGTGGCAGTCGGCCTTGATGCTTCGAGATTCGACCAATGCGTAAGTAACTCCGCCCTTCAGTGGGAACATAGTATGTACCAAAAATACTATCCTGGAGATAAATTCTTTAAATGGCTGATGTCGTTGCAACGTAATAACAAGGGGAAGGCTTATACAGCCGATGGGAAATTAAGTTATCACACCAAACATAACCGTATGTCTGGAGACTCTAATACATCCGTCGGAAATGTCCTCATAATGTGTGCCTTGGTGTACACATACCTACACGAGATCAATTTGGATGCTGAATTGGTAAATGATGGTGACGATTGCGTTCTAATTTTTGAGCGTGAAAGTCTGCATTTACTGGAAACATTGCACAGTTGGTTTAGTGAAGCCGGATTTAATATGGTAGCAGAGGATCCTGTTTATGTTTTCGAGGAAATAGAGTTTTGCCAATCCCATCCTGTCTTTGACATGGACGGTGGATACACAATGGTAAGAAATCCTCACGTAAGCATATCCAAGGATTGTGTAGCTATTAAACCGTTGGACAATATCAAAGTACGTAATATGTGGCTGTCTGCAGTGGGCCAAGGGGGCATTAGCCTCACCGCTGGGATGCCTATATTACCAGAGTTCTACCAAGTGTTCCTCAGGAACAGCAATGGAGCCAAAGCTTTAAGTGATCCAACTCTAGAAACAGGAACTGCAAGGCTCTCTAAGGGAATGAAGCGTAAGCATCAGGAACCTAGTGACGCAACAAGAGTTTCTTTCTGGAAGGCTTTTGGTATATCACCAAGTAACCAGGTAATTATCGAACAATATTACCGGGAATACATTATGGGGAGTGGTAATGAACATCTTAGGTTCATACCACTTCCATTCTCATAAGGGGAGTAAACCCTAAATCAGGGCGGAGGCTCAAAATACTCCTGGGAAGGAAAACCCAGTAATCAAACCCGGTAGCCGACCCAGGTCCGTAAATTGGGTCCCTAGCCGTAATACCCCAAATCTGAGTCTTCAGAGCTAAACAGAAAGCCAAGAGACTGCACGGAGGTTCCATAGGTTAGCTAGGGATGCACAGTCCCGTTTTCGTCATGCGGTACCCAATACAATGACGCGAAAGTCTAAGAAACAATCCAACAAGCTCAGTTCTGAGGCTAGAAGGATCCAACAATTATCAGAACAAATCAAGACACTTAAAGTCAGCCGACGCTCGAAGAAGTCCACGCCGTTCGCAACCACCGGTGCCACCTTAGGTGGTGCCGTTGGCGGCATGTTTGGTCAAGGCAAATTAGGAGCAGGCATCGGTAAGTGGTTAGGTTCAGGAATTGGCTCAATATTTGGATCAGGAGATTACACAATGGCTGGCTCACCACCCAGCTATAATGTACTCACAAATGGAAAGCAAATACCTAAATTCTCAAGCACACACGCAACGAATATTGTATGTCACAGAGAGTACTTAGGCGATGTTGTAGGAACAACCGGATTTAATAACACAATTTACCCGTTAAACCCGGGTATTGCGTCAACTTTTCCTTGGTTATCTACCATCGCCCAAAACTACCAAGAATACAAATTTCACGGTGTTGTTTTTGAATTTCGACCACTTATCACTGACTTTGTCACCAATGGAGCACCTGGTGTCGTTGTAATGTCCACCAATTACAACGCAGATGCGCCAGTGTACGTCTCAAAGCAAGAAATGGAAAACGCTGAATTCGCTGTCTCTGTTAAACCGACTATTGGTTTAATGCATGGGATAGAGTGTGATATGCAGCAAACAATCTTGCCGCAAAGATATGTTAGAACAGGGGGTATCCCAGCTGGCCAAGATGCCAGGCTTTATGACTATGGAAATTTCCAATTTGCAACTCAATCTAATCCGACCCAGGATTTAGGTGAGTTGTGGGTGTCATATTGCGTAGAATTTTTCAAACCCATTCTACCTGTTGATGTAGGAGGTACTCAGTACTCATCCCACATTAGCCGAAGCAATTCTACCCTCCTCGCCCCTCTCGGTTCGACGGGCATTTCTAATACTGGAACATTATCAGTGACGGTTGACCCTACAGGTAGCATACTCAAATTTTCTGCAATGCCACAAAGTGTTTACTTAGTAAACATTATATGGTCAGGAACATCTGCTAACTATTTGGTACAACCAATAACATTTGTCGGATTGAATGTATTGACTCTAATAACAAACAATTCTAACCCGTACGCCTTAACACCGCTTACGGGGAGTACAGCAACAAATGTTTCACTAACTATAATTGTCCAGTGTACACTCCTAGAGCCCGGATTGGTATCAGTTCCGTTTGTAAATTGGTCATTACCCAATGGGTATGTTGACATATTTACGGCTCAACTCGATGCATCAATCGCCTAGACGTGATTTGGG